CATAAAGGCCCCGAAAGGGGTCTTTTTACTTTATAATATATTTTTATGCAAAAAATATTAACAGGAGAGACAATGAATTTTACTGTCTATTCAAAAGCAGGTTGCCCTTTCTGCACAAAAATTGTGCAAGTATTAGAATTTGCTAGTCTCGATCATACGGTATATAAATTAGGGGTTGACTTTACTCAAGAACAGTTCTATAGTGAGTTTGGTAAAGACACCTCATTTCCACAAGTCGTCCTTGATGATAAACATCTTGGTGGATGTATGGACACCGTTGCATACCTACAGGAGAATAAACTGGTCTAATGGAAGACATTAATGGAGTCATCGAAAAAGCTGTTGATTATGCGTTTGAAAGTCATAAGTTTATCCTGAACTTTTATGACTATCTAAAATCAATCGAAGCCACAAAACCACAAGTTCAGATGTTCATCGGAAGCCCGACCGCTGCGAATCTAAGTAGTATCGTCGATGATCTTGATGAGTATTTGTCGGGTGGGCCAGATGAGATGCATAAACAACTCCGCGAAGCTTATGGTCATATTCCAAAACCAGAAGCAAGAAAAATCAGAGATTATTTGTATGGTATATTAGAGGATGCTTGGAAGTATGAAAAAGACAAAAGACGTGGGCGGAGGAAGAAAACTCAAGATAAATAAAGGTGTTGAACTAATGTTACAGAATAGGAGGGAACCAGAACAACCCAAGGCATTTAAACTTTGTTTTGGAAAGATGGTCTCTCTCCTTAGAAGAGAGTTTCACATCTATTTTGAGTTTTCTTTTCATACAAGAAAACAAAACATAACTCTCGGGGGAAAGTAAAATGTTAGCAATTGCCTTAACTTTCGCTACTTTGTTTTCCGTGCTTTTTCTATGTGTTGGTGGTATAATAGGATGGTTATACAAAGAACATGTTCAAAAAACGGTTGTTCCCCAGATGCATCCAGAGATGTATGACGAAAGAGGTAACGTAATTCCTGATGAAATTATTGCTTTTCGTGTAGAAAATTCAGATTTTTTATACGATGAAGAATTAGAAGACGAGTAACTACTATGACTATGACTGAAACACATCCTGATCTTGGTGAATCCAGATTGCCCAGCAATCCTTTGTTGAGTGAAGTCCTTGATAAGGTATCAAAACAAAAAACAAAAGCCAAAAAAATTGAAGTTCTGAAAGAGAATGAATCACTTCATCTGAAGGCAGTTCTGATCTGGAACTTCGATGATAGTGCTGTTTCTGTTTTGCCTGAAGGAGAGGTTCCCTTTGCAAAAAATGAAGCTCCTGCTGGAACAGAACACACGTATCTTGCACATGAATGGAAAGTTCTTTACAACTTTCTAAAGGGTGGTAATAAATTTCTACGCCCTGTAAAAAGAGAACAATTATTTCTTCAACTATTAGAGGGTCTTCATCCAGACGAAGCTGAGATTATCTGTTTGGTAAAAGACAAAAAACTCTCGACCAAATATAAAATAACTAAAGAACAAGTTGCGGAAGCCTTTCCTGACATTACGTGGGGTAACAGAGGAGGTTGATATGGCAATAACCACTACTTCAAAAGAATATATGGATGAAGTTTACTGGACACCTCAAGAAAAGAGTTCGCTCAAAAACAAATACAATACTGAACTGTTGGTAGAGAACTGCACTCCAGTTCATTTGACTGATAAGTCTTTTCCTCTTGATGCATATATTGTGACATACAAAAACTGCGAGGGAGCTGTTGTAAAAGATTTGGTTCGTTCTGGAAAGAGAGTTAACATCTTCGACATGTATTATGATAAGTTCGGTGCAGGTTCATTGATTAGTATTGATTTTGGCCCTGGAACCGTCAACCCCAGAATATGGGGTGAACCCGTAAAAGAAAACAAGAAACGGCGATGACTATTGGATTTGGTTTTGATGGAAAAGAAAAAAAGAAAGGCATTCAAATCAACTGGGATGAAGTAAGTAATCTGAGTAAAGAGTATAAAAAACTAAAGAAATATATGAAGACAAACCTCTACGAAATTAAAACTCTGAGTGGAGATGAAAAAATAATTTCGGAGCTTCTAAGAAAGTATGGGGGGGATTGACTTCCCCTCTTTTTTTGTATACAATGGTAACGGAGGAATTGATTATGGATCAAGAAAAACTCAAACTGATAATTCGCAACCTTGAACTGTTAGTTGACTCTCTGAAATCAGAGGTGTATTCCGATGTGAATGCATATAAACCAAACTATGAGGAGGTCGCACCTTATATCACAGATTACGACGAAGTGTTCTATGAAGGAGACGACGATGGCTACTGCGACTAATGTAAAACTTATCTCGGTGACTCCAGATGCAGAGCAAACAATGGCTTATGTTGCGAGAGTTTCTAATCCAGCGAATCAGGATTCTGAAAACTATGCAGGTCTGTTACGTTATTGTATTAAGCACAATCATTGGTCTGTATTTGAGCAGGCACACATGACCCTGGAGATTGAAACCTCCCGTGGTATCGCAGCTCAGATTCTGCGTCATCGTAGTTTTACCTTTCAAGAGTTCTCCCAACGTTATGCGGATGTTGAACTATTGACAAGTGAAATTCCAGTTCCAGAACTTCGCCGTCAGGACACAAAGAATCGTCAGAACTCCGTTGACGATCTGGAAGAAGAGAAAATCTTCATGATGAATAAGATGATCCGTGACCTCTTCCGTGACGCCCAAGACCTCTATGAGTTTCTTTTGAGTCAAGGAGTCGCAAAGGAGTGTGCAAGGTTTGTATTACCTCTGGCGACCCCCACACGCCTTTATATGACGGGTTCTGTGCGCTCTTGGATTCATTACGTTGATCTGCGTTCTGCACATGGCACACAAAAGGAACACATGGATATTGCGGAAGCGGTTCGTTGTGTATTCACTTGTGAGTTTCCCGTGGTCTCTGAAGCATTGGGTTGGACACGGGAGAACTGCCCTGAGTGCGTTGATCAACCAGCTCTTTTAATCCAATAAATATTTTTATCTTATTTTGTGACTTATGCCCACATACCCTGTGATTCATAAAGAGACTGGTGAACAAAAAGAACTTGAGATGAGCGTCTCTGCATATACTCAATGGAGAGAGGATAATCCTGAATGGGACAAGGATTGGTCTCAAGGCTGTGCTTCCATTGGAGAAGTTGGTGAGTGGAGAAACAGACTCATCAATCGAAACCCTGGTTGGAATGATGTTCTTCACAAGGCATCAAAAGCTCCTGGATCCCGTGTCACTAAGATCAACTGATGGCAAGAAAATCATCAAACTCTCCGATTGGCGTTGGAATGACTGCAAAACAAATGAAAAGAAAGAAACCAATCAACACGGATTTACTCACCAAGATTGAACCGATCACTGAGAATCAAAAACTTCTCTTTGAAAAGTATAAGGAGGGTAAAAATATTTTTGCTTACGGTGCTGCAGGCACAGGTAAAACATTTGTTGCATTGTATCTGGCGCTGAAGGATGTTCTGGATGAAAGAACACCTTATGATCGAGTTTACATCGTTCGTTCTCTTGTGGCCACAAGAGAGATTGGATTCTTGCCTGGTGATCACGAAGATAAGTCATCACTTTACCAAATTCCTTACAAGAATATGGTAAAATATATGTTTGAAATGCCATCTGATGCTGACTTTGAAATGTTGTATGGAAACCTGAAACAACAGGAGACTATCAAATTCTGGTCAACATCTTTCATTCGCGGCACAACCATCGATCGATCTATTCTTTTGATTGATGAATCCCAAAACCTGAACTTTCATGAACTTGATTCCATTATCACTCGTGTCGGTGAAGATTGTAGAATTATTTTCTGTGGTGATGCGACTCAAACTGATTTGCAAAAGACCTATGAAAGAAATGGCATCCTTGACTTCATGAAGATCATTCAACAGATGAATGAGTCATTCCAAATGGTAGAATTTGGTATTGAAGATATTGTTCGTTCTGGGCTTGTCAAGGAATACATCATTAAGAAACTCGCGCTTGGTATGTAATGTTTGTTATTGAAAATCACCTCGGTGACATTGAACTCGATAAAAAAGAGGCTGATGGAATTCGCCTATATAAATTACCCAATGGTGACTGGGTTCCTTCTATTACCTCAGTCACAAGTTTCTATAACAGAGAGGTATTTCTGAAGTGGAGGCAACGGGTCGGTGAACAGGAAGCTAATCGAGTTACAAAAGAAGCGACAACAAGAGGAACAAATTTCCACGAGGTTGCACAATCATATCTTGAAAACAAAGAGTTGATCTGGGATGATTATCTTCCTGCGACTCGTTATATGTTTCATAGTGCAAAACCCTATCTAGATCGGATCGGGACTATACACGCCATCGAACGCACACTCTACTCAGAGTATCTTGGTTTAGCTGGACGTGTTGATTGCATTGCGGAGTATGATGGAGAACTTGCAGTCATTGACTTCAAGACCTCTAAAAAAATCAAACCAGAGGAATGGGTTGAGCAATATTTCGTTCAAGAAACTGCATACGCTTGTATGTATTATGATATGACTGGTATTCCTGTCAAGAAACTCATCACAATCATGGTCACTCCAGGTGGTGAAGTTCACGTTTATGATAAACGAAACAAAGGTGACTACATTAAATTGCTGGTGAAGTATGTTAAAGAATTTGTCGGAAACCGAATGGTGGTTAATGGATGACATCAACAAGGCCTTAGAGGAAAAATTCTTGTGTTCGTCTCGATTCGCACAAGATATCGAACGCATCGTCATTAATGACAAGATGAGTTATATTGATGCGATTATTCACTATTGCGAAATGAATAGTATTGATGTAGAATCAGTGCCAAAGTTAGTTTCAAAACCACTGAAGGAGAAACTGAAGTGGGAAGCCATGGAACTTAATTTTCTGAAGAAAACATCTCGTGCTCGACTTCCATTATGACTGCGTTTGATTGCTATAAAACGTATCTAGCATTCAAAAATCATTTTACCAAAGATACATTCGATTACTTTAAATATGGCGGCAGAACTAATGCATCTGTCGCCTCTTTTAACAAGAGAAAGGATCGATATTTCTTTGAAAAAATGTCTCGTCAAAGAAAAGACGAAGAGATTGTAGATTACTTTACCGCCATCTTCTCCCAGTGTGATGATCCTCAGAGAGTCTGGATAGGAGAGATCATTCAAACTGGTGATGAAAAGTATCAGTTCTGGCAAAAGAAAGTGCAGAGTCTTGGTTATCTGTTTCGACAAGAGATGGAAAAACTTTTGAATGGGATTGACTTCAACTCTGTGTTCGAGTGTGAAAGTGGTAAACACCCAATTCTAGTCAAGGAACATCTGAAGAAAAATGTGTCAATCGAGTCAATGATTTTACTCGATGCAATGGTTGAATATAAGAAAAGATTTGACGGAAAACTGGATGATTTTGTGTGGAAAACCATCAGTTTGAAGCTTGACAAGTATAGACCATTTCTGTTAAATAGTATTAACATCGACAAATACAAAAAAATCCTAAGAGGAATAGCGATACAATGAGTGATTTTTTTAGATCAGAATTTGTGCAAGAGGGTCTCAAAGATATTCAAGCCTTGCAAGTAGAACTGCAGAAAGGCTTCATGCGATTCTCTTTTCTGAACGATGAGGAACAGGAAAATCAACTCACCCTTTTAGAGAGACTTTTAGAAAAACAATACCTGATGTATCTTCGGATGAAACTGTCAGACGACATGAAGGCTCAGGAGATTGTAGAAGATATGCGTAGATCTTTATGTTTACTGGGAATGCCCCCAAGTTCATCTGTTGAAGATGTGTTTAATCAAATGAAAGATACACTTAAAAAACTTAGAGAACCCCTTGACACCCCCGATGATACCTAGTATGATGAAGGGGTGCTTACAACACAAGCCAAATCCGTTTAAATCTTATGTCTTTTCAAAATCTTAAAAAACAATCTACTCTTGGTTCTCTGACTGCAAAATTGGTGCAGCAGGTGGAAAAAATGAATAAGGGTGCGGGTGGTGTCGATGACCGCCTGTGGAAACCTGAAGTTGATAAAGCTGGTAATGGTTACGCTGTCATTCGTTTTCTTCCCGCTCCTGAGGGTGAAGAACTACCATGGGCGAAAGTCTATTCTCACGCCTTTCAAGGCCCTGGTGGTTGGTTCATCGAGAACTCTCTGACCACTCTGGGTCAGAAAGATCCCGTGTCAGAGTATAACTCTCAACTGTGGAACTCTGGTCTCGATGCAGACAAAGAGGTTGCACGTAAACAGAAACGTAAACTGTCTTACTACTCCAACATCTACGTGGTGAAGGATCCCTCTAACACTGCGAACGAAGGTCGTGTGTTCCTGTTCAAGTTCGGTAAAAAGATCTTCGACAAGATCACCGCTGCGATGCAACCTGAGTTTGAAGATGAAACACCCATCAATCCTTTTGACTTCTGGCAAGGTGCAAACTTTAAACTGAAGATCAAGAAGGTTGCTGGTTATTGGAACTATGATAGTTCCGAGTTTGATCGCCCAGGTGCTCTGTTGGATGATGATGATGCGATGGAGACCGTGTGGAAACAAGAGTATTCTCTTGCTGAACTGGTCGCGCCTGAACAGTTCAAGTCCTATGAGGATCTGAAGAAGCGTCTCGATTACGTTCTCGGTGTTCGTGGTGTTCCTAAGTATCAGGATCCCGAGACTGTCGCTGAAGAGGAAGAGTGGGAAGCTGAACGCACGGGTAAAACCGTCGTTGTTGAACCCAGTCTCCCTGTTCTGAAGTCAGAACCCGTTGATGAGGATGAAGAGGACGCCCTGTCCTACTTTGCCCGTCTTGCCGAAGACTGAAATTCGCTTCTAATTACAAAAAAGGTCGGAAAAAAATTTCTGGCCATTTTTACGCCACAGGGTCGCTCAGGCGACCCTTTTATCTTGGCGATAAAATACGAGGATTTTCAGTCTTTTT